AGGAAGTTTCGACGTCACACTTTCAAACCTCGGGGCAACCGCTGGTGAGGTTGTGGTCGTGAACTTTGCAGTAATGAAAGCCGCAGCCTCATAATCATGGGGCTCTACGCTTTTAGAAGGGCGAAGGAGCAGGAAGCAGCAGCAGCCACCGCCAAGGCTGCCGCTGCTCCGGCACCGGAGGAGACCAGCAAAAAAGGATCGACTGATGGCAGTAGTAATCGTGGCAACAGTAGGAGCCGCAAACGCAAACTCCTACCTGACGCTGACTGACGCTGATGCGTTGGTTGATGCAATGGTTCTCAGCACTGACGCTGGCAAATGGGGCAGCGCTACCACTGACTCAAAGAACCGGGCGCTTGCAGCTGCCGCACAACGACTGGACCGTGAGAGGTTTCTTGGCGCTCGTGCAACTGATACGCAGGCATTGCAATGGCCGCGCACAGGGGTGCGAAAGCCTGACACGTATTCAAGCCGGTATTCGACTGGCTTCCCTTTCACCATCACTGCTGACTACTACACAGACACTGAGATTCCAGACCAAATTCAACGGGCTCAAATTGAGCTGGCGGTTTATTTGCACAGCAACGCAGACGGGATCGGCTTAAGCGGTCTTGAGGACTACAAGAGCGTGTCAATCGGCAGCATTAGCGTGACGCCAAACCTCACCTCAGGGGCTATTGGGGCTGATCGGGTGCCGCCACTTTATGAACGTTATCTGACTGGCCTTAGAATTAGCGGACCGGGTAACATTGCAATTAGGCGGAGCTGATCATGTCAAAAGGATTTGGACAAGGAGACGTTGGAATTGACTATGGCGTTGGCGCGGAAGTAATTACAGATACGGCAGTGCATACGGGTCTTTTCAAGCATATTGATTTCTACGAAAACACAACTATTACGGCTTTAACAAGCAAAAACTACACCGGCAACTCTTTAGACGGCGAGTCATTGCCAAGCGGCTTTCATATTGTCGGCGTGTTTACAAGCATTCAACTCCAAAACGGCGCTTGCATTGCTTATCGCATCTAATGGCTTTAGCTGACTCCCTCCAGAAAGTTGCAAGCAAGCTTGTCACCCGGTTTGGAGGTGACATCAAAGTTCGGTACATATCTACCGAAGGATATGACACTGCAACAGGCACCATTAGGGAGTCAGACACTTATGTCAGCGCAAAAGGCATTGTCGAGGGCGTTACGTCGCGAGAGGTAAATGAGCTTGTGCAGTCCGGTGACAAGCGTCTGACCATTGCTGCTCTCGATCTGTCAGTGGCTCCGCAGGTGAAAGACAGAATTACGATTGAAGGAATCATGCATGAAGTGATTGAGATAAGAAAGCAAGAACAAGATAACAAGCCAATTACCTACGAGCTAATTGCAGAAGATGAGCTTGAAGAGCTGGTCATTTTTGCCGCAAAGGTCTGGACAAAGGAGGTTATAGAAAAAACGCCGGTAAGCAACTACACCCAAGCCGAAATTGATTCAATGCCTGAGTTTTTCAAAGTGGACGGGAAAACGGTTCCCTTGGGCAGAGCCTTGAGAGAGCGCACTACTGGGGGGATCTTGCGCGGCAACTGGCGTCAGGTGAAAGTCAGCAAAACCCGGATAGAGATTCAAAATAATACGGTTTATGCCGAGCCCGTGGTTTACGGGAAGAACCTGCCGCCATCTTGGCGAGGCATTTACCGTACAAGGCAGAACCCGCCGACGATCCCTGGCTACCCAGACATTTTGGGCAAGGAAATCGCTGCATTTCAAATCCCGGCCAGAATTGAACTTATAAGACGAAGGAATCGCTGATGGCTGCTGTTGATCTCAATACCGTGCGGGCAGTGATAGAGGGGCGTCTCGCGACTGAGCTGGCGCTTACCCCGGCAATCCCGGTGGTATTTCATAATATGCCGAACAAGCCCACGTCTCGATCGTCTTGGGTGCAATGCCTTGTGCAATTCGGCGGGAACCAATACTTAAGCCAGGGCGTCGCGACCAGTGGCAGCACAAAGGTGATTGGTGTTTTGCTGGTAAATATTTTCACCCGAAAAGGCGTTGGACCCGGCGCTAATTATGCGATTGGAAAACGCATCCGAGATCTCTACAATAGAGCCATAGTTTCTGGCGTCTTCTTTGACGCTGCTGACGGCCCTGCAGTTGTGGATTTTCCTCAGCCAGAACCGTTTTTTCAAACAAGGGTCTCAGTGGCCTTTGAATTTATCGAGGATCTTTGACCAATGGCAACAATCAGAGGTGAGCAGGGCGCAGTCCAATTCGACGCAGCCGGCAGCGCTAACGCAACCATCGTGGGCACCCGCAGTTGGTCGCTCAGCATCACAAAAGAGACTCTTGACACAACCAAGCACGGCGATACGGCTCGCAGCTTTGTTGGCAGCCTGATTTCAGGGTCTGGGACGGTTGAGCTGGTCTATGACCCAGACGCAACAGGCCAAGCGGCATTTATTGAAGACGTGCTCACGGCGGCTGATCCATCAGACGCAACTTTTGAGCTGTTTACGACCGGCACAACTCCAGGTTCTGATTCGGTGAGTTTTGCCGGCATCATTACAGACGCTGAGATTGGATCAGCTGTCGGTGATTTAGTGACCGTAAGCTGCAACTTTGTGACAAGCGGGGATATTACTGGCAACCTTGAATAGGCTAGGCTCTTATTAAAGAAAGCCTATTTATGTCAAGAAATCGCCCGGTTGATTTGTTGGTTGGGGAATTTGACCTCAACCAGCGGCGTAAGTTTGACGTGAAGAATGCAGACGGCAAGGTTGTAATCAGCCTTTACTTCAAGCCGATCACAAGGGCTGATCGCAAGAAAAGCCAGCAACTGGCCGGCACTGACGAGGCATTGGATTTAAGCACTCAGATGCTGTGCCAAATGGCAGAACTCGAAGACGGCAGTAAAGCGTTTGCCCCAGCTGATGCGCCAAAGCTGCAGCGGCAGTTGCCTGAAAGCGTTCTAAACGATCTTGAGTTGTTTTTGTTTGGTATAGGCGAAGAGGCCAGCCTTGAAGACGCAAAAAACGATTAAAGCAGGATGGGTGGCTCTTCTTTGAGTTTCACCTGGCCTGCAACCTAGGCATGACCGTCAGCAAACTGCGGACAGAACTGACCGATGCTGAAATGGTGCATTTTGCAGCGTATTACGAGCTAAAAGCAGAGAAAGAGCAGGAGGCAATGGATCGCGCAAAAAGGGGAGGCCGGTAGAATAGGGCCATGGCTGAGTCGATCGTCAAGTTAATTGTTGATGCCACGCAGGGCATCCGATCGCTTGGGCGGTTCAAGAAGGCAACGGATGAAGCAGCAAAAAAGGCAGACCTGCTAAAAAAAGCAGTCAAATTGCAAAAAGCCGCGACAGAAGCTGCTGCTACGAAGCTGAGCCAGTTCGGGAATATCGCTAAAGCCGCCTTTGGCAAGGCGCAGAAAGCAGCGCAAAAATATCAATCAACGCTTGGCGGGCTGAAAGGCGCGATTGTGTCGCTCGGCGTGGCAGCACTCACGAAACGAATGATCGGGCAGGCAGCAAGCTTTGCTCAAACACAAGTCAGGTTGAAGGCTTTGTCGACTGAATATGGCGAATTTGGCAAGATTCAACAGCTGGTAAAAGATAACGCCAAGACGTTTAATCTTTCTCAAGCTGAATCCGCAAGTCAATTCTCTGATATTTATGCAAGGTTGAGGCCGCTAGGCAAGACCCTTGAAGAGGTTCAGACGGTTTATAAAGGTTTTAATGCGACAGCGATTGCAAGCGGCACTAGCGCGGCGGCAGCAAGTGGGGCGTTTCTTCAGTTAAGCCAAGCGCTTGGCAGCGGCAGGCTGCAGGGCGATGAATTTAGATCTGTAAGCGAGCAAATTCCAGGCATCCTGGGATTAGTTGCTGATGAGATGGGCGTCACAGTTGGAGAGTTGAAAAAGCTTGGCAGTGAAGGCGCTATCACGTCTGACATTTTGATTAACGCCTTGGCAAAAGGATTTGAGAAGAACAAGGATAAGATTCAACAGATTTTGGCCGAATCACCAGCGGCAAAATTCAAAGAATTCAGCAATGCAACCAGCGAATTAAGCAACGCGATTGGAACTGAGTTGCTACCAGTTGTGACGCCAGTCGTCCAGCAGCTGACCAAACTGCTGAAAGCCGCTGGAGATTTGCCAGGCCCAATTAAGACAGCAGGTGCAGCCTTGGTCGGCTTGTCAGCGGTCGTTCTTGCGCTGGCATCTCCTGTTGGCGCCCTATTGAAAGGGATTGCAGCATTTGCACCAGCAGCAACAACAGGCGCAGGCGCGGCGAAGCTTTTGGCGGGCGCAATGGTAATACTTAAGGGGGCAATGTTGGCTTTGCCGTGGGTGGCAGCAGCCGCAGCCGTTGGCGGGCTGATAGCTTTAACCGTAAATTATTACAAAGAGCAAAATAAGCTAAAC